ACTTCCCAAGAATACAAAATAACTCGTTTTTTCATTTTAGAATCTTCTGTGTTTCCAACAACAACACCATCAATGATTGAGAAGGCGTGTCCACGAACAACAACAAGATATCTACCTTTTGGGAATTTCTTAATGAAAGTTCCTGTGGTCATGCTACGTTTAACAATCTGACCTTTAACTTTAACATCATATTTCATATGCCCGTATTGGTCACCCAAATTGAAAAATGACTTACCATTAATCAAAACTCCTCTACTAACCATACCACGCATACCTCCAATGAAGTTTCTTGTTCCCTCACGATTTCTACGAAACCAATTTTTCGCAACGAACTTGTGAGCCTCATCATAGTGCATTTCAAACGAAGATGCTATAGCTCTAACCGCACAATCATTACTTTCACTTTGAGCAATTTTAGAATCACTGTATCCAATAATCGCATCTTTTGTAGGTATGTACTTTATTTCGTTATTCATATCACAAATATACGGCGAAATAGTTTACCCCACAAATTTTTTTTGTACTCAGAGAAGGACTTGAACCTTCATGTCATTTCTGACTCGGGTAGGTTACCCTAGCGTCTATCCATCGGACTAATGCATTAGTCTCTCTTCCGCCACCTGAGCTAGTTTTTTATTTATAATACTACAAATATAACACGATTTTTCTTAACTAAAAAATATATTTTACAAATTTAATTAAGTTTATATATTTATACAAATATGGGTGCAAAGTTATTAATATCCGAAAACGAAAGAAGACACATTAAAAAATTGTATGGTTTATTAACTGAAGCCGTTGAACCATACACACAAAGTCAAAAAGTTACATTTGAGTCAGGGTATTATGGTGAACAATACGCAGCACCATTTTTAGACCCGTTAATTCAAAATATAAAAAAATATTTACTGGATAGACCTGGTGAAAGATTTGTAGTTAATGTTGCAATAAGTTCGGGTGAGAGTCAAATACCAAATACTGATAATGAAGGGGCGATTAAAGGTAAGAATGAACCATTACCTCCAAAGGCTTTGGCAATCCAAAGAGGTATAACAATACGTGATTACTTAAATAAAAAATTAGGTGAATTAGTTAAAACTGAGTCTAATCCCAACGGTGTTTTACCAAGTCAACCTCAATATACAATTGCTGACCCAAAAATTGGTGGTACTGCTTGGGTTGGGACTGAATTCTGTCCTGAAGGCTCAACAGAAGAAGAACAAAGAGCAGGTTGTAAAACAAGATATAAGGCATGTTGTGGTAAAGGAATGAAAAATGCATCTGAATATTACGATAAATACCAACAAGAACAGTATTTGGACATGTCAATTACTATAACTGAACAACCTAAAACAACTCCAACACCATCAAAACCTGTAACAACTCCAACACCATCAAAACCCGTAGAAGATTGTCCATCATCAATTAAAATAAGATTTGAAGTTAGAAACCATTCTTGTCAAAACGCCGAATTTTTCGTATTTGCAAATGAAACAAGATTAAATAATATGGAGGGTGGTCTGACCGCCAATTTAAATACAGGTATTAAAGATAGAGGTATACCTTTCGTTATTAGTCAACCTGTATTTCCAAAAGAATTATTAAATCCAGGTTATGGTATTTTAACTAAAAAATATGGCTCGAATGTTAAAGGAAAAAGTTCAGAACAATTAGATAAAGAATTTAAAGGTGCCGCAAGATGGGATGACTTTGCAATTACTTCGTCCCAGAAAGACGCAATATTAGCTCAGTCTGTAAAGTCAAAATCAGATATACCTTTTATGAATATATGGTTTATATGTACTACTAATGACGCTCATGACGATATCGTGACAATATCAGTATACGGAGAAGGTGATACTCCATTGATTTCATTTAAACCAACAGGTAAAAATCAAGGATTATTATGTACTTTAGATAAATGTGGTAAACAAATTAAAACAATTAATGATAATATTGGTCCTAAAGGTGGAGACGCTAGAGAAGCAAGACAACAGTTAATCGATTACAAAACTAATCTAATGAATAATTTAGGATTAACTGGAGATGTTAACAATTTAGATTCTAAAGGATTATCATTAGAACGAGCAGGGGCCTTACTCACCAACATTAATGAAATTGTTACAAAATTTGATGAGGTATTTCCATTAATTAAATCTGCGTTTCAAAATAATTCTAAACAGTGGTCTTCAACAGATAATAAAACCAGAGCATCTATTATGGCTCCAGGTGTAGCATTTAATACATTACGAACTGAAAAAGCTAAATTGTACTTTGATTTAGTATTTAATAATGATGAGTATAAAGAAATACTCAGAAAAGACTCCAATGATAAAGATTCATATCAAAAAGGTATTATGACAAGTGATATGGGTGGGGATTTAAGAGCGAGACTTGATAATTTTTATAGTTATTTTAATTCATTCTATCGAATGGATGATGAAGGAAATATAAGAATCATACCGTTATCAACTCCTGAAAAATATATAGATGTAAATCAAGGATTAAAAAAAATAAGAGAGAAAACTTAATTCTTGTGAAACTCTAAAGTATCAACAATTTCTGCACTACCTTTTTTGTGATACGTCCAAAAGTCTGAACCAACAGGTAAACACTCTTTATATACCAAATTTAAATTTAAATCACGAACAAGGAAAACATTTCTTTTGATAGTGTCAACAGGTAATGTTTCAACAACATTAAACTGAATATTAATGTTAACATCGTTAAACAAATTAGTGCTGTCAGTATCTGACGATGGAACAACCACTTCATAACTTGAGTTATTCTCTACAGAACTTTTAGTTACCGCACATGAAGTTAACAATAAAACGATTAAGAATAGAAGTGAGTTTTTCATAGTATTAATTTTTATTTAGTTTATATCCTTATTTCTGATTACGAAGATAATACTATTTTTTCAGTTACACAAACTTTTTTTCATCAAAATAAAAGACTTTTTTTGTAGTAGTCATCAAACCCATCAAGCATTTCAGTGATTGATTTAGTTCCATCGGTTTTAATAACCTCATCAATCAATCCAAACTCTTTAGCCTCATCTGAGTTAAACCATCTGTCACGTGAAGAAAACTCCAATACCTCGTCAATAGTTTTACCACAATTCTCAGCTAACATCTTAAACAAGATATAGTTATACTTCTCGGCTTCCATCTGGTTGATACGAGTATCTTGGATGTTACCACTTGTTCCATGACTTACTTGGTGTGTCATAACCTTTGAATATACAAGTGATGAACGTTTACCTTTAGTACCTGATGAAAGTAATACCGAACCCATAGATGCACACATACCAATGTTTGTAGTAACAACATCTGACTTAATGTAGTTCATCAAATCCACAATACCAAGACCACACAATACTGAACCACCTGGTGAATTGATATATAAGGTAATATCTTTCTGTTCAACTGAGTCCAAGAATAACATCTGAGCTTGGACGATGTCGGACATATGCTGGTCAACAGGTCCTGATACCCATAAGATTCTTTCTCTCATCAATCGTGAGAAGATATCAATCTGTGTTGCTCTTAACTCTCTTTCTTCCAACACATAAGGTGTCAACGCATTTTCGTATCTATCTAATGATAATGATGATACACCTTCACTCTTCGCGAATTTTCTAAACTCTTTTCCGTAATCCATATTATACTATTTTATTCCTTTACAAATTTGTTTATCGTCCGATGTGTCCCATAGTTTGGGATTAACCATATGACAGGTATGTTTTCTACCTGTTCGTTGAACAAAGTTTTTTAACTTACTGTTGTGATTATTCTCAACCTTCCAAGGACATTCCTTACAACAAGACATATTATATTTTTTTAAATGTAATACCATCAAGTTTTTCAATCAGCATATTGTAGATATGTAAATCTACTTCACCAAATTCTTTTTTGTATCGTTCAAAATATAATTTAACCAGTTTTCTTGTTGTTCTTTCTTGTCCTGGTGTCTCACACGACTCAATAACTTTTTCAACCCATTTCAATACATCAAACCAGTTCTTTCCTTTTGCTGCCATAATTTTAAAATTTGTGAAGAAGACGGGAATCGAACCACGTGGCGCAAGATGTTTCAAACCTTTGCTCTACCGACTGAGCTACTTCTTCATATAAAATAAAGGTCGGTGTATTTCACAATCCGACCTTTATAAATTAAATTAGATTACTCCGACCTCAGACATTACCTCGTCAGCACAATCCATTATAATATCTGAGTGAACTTCACCAGTAGCACTTACGAATGCGTCTCTCAAAGCATCTTCGTCAATACTTGGGATGATTACACGACCATCAACTTCAATTGTTACCACATCATTAGCTTCTAATGAATTAATCATTTCATCAAAGATACATTCATTAATTTTACCGGTGTATTCAATCAAGAAATCTTCTAATTGTTCTCTTGTGAAAACAATATCACCCTCTTCAACTACAATACCTGCTTCAGATTTAATTTCACTTATTTGTGATTGTATTTCTTTTAATTTTTCAATCAACTCACTGTTTTGTTTTTTGTCTTTTTTACTCATAATATTCATTTTTTAGGTTTTATTTCTTTTACAATTATAATTCTAATTTTTGGTTATATCAAATTTTATCTTACCAAACTTACAAAACCTCTTTGGTAATGTGGGGTTCCTTTTTCATCACGATAAAACATTTTCCAGTTGTATATACCTGACTCACAATAGTATCCACTATTATTAACATTACCAGTCCAAGATTGTGATGACGATTCAATAACACAAACCATTTCACCCCATTGGGTATAAATCTCTAATCGTGGATTGAAAACATTGGTTCCCTTGAAGGAAAATATATCATTTAACCCATCGTTGTTAGGTGAAAACGAATTGGGAACATAAAGTTTATGACAGGTAGTTGTGGTAATAGTTAAAGAAGCCGTGTCAGTACTACACCCATTTAAATCCACACCATACACTTCAATCAAATGACTATCGGTGGTATCATCCCAAGTTAATGATATATCATTGTCGGACTCAACCTGTCCCACACTGTCTACCGTCCAGTAATAAACAAAATTGTCTATGTTCTCAACAGAATAGTTATGTGTCTTAAACTCTGAACACATATCAAGTACATTACCATCGTGTGTTATCGTTAGTGGTAAAGTATCACACTGTCCAAAGAAGTGTGAAGGAATAAATAATAATACAAATAAAAGTTTTTTCATAAGAAATTAATTATACACATTAGACTTTGTAAAGTCAAAAAAAATTGAGGTCGGAGTTGGAATCGAACCAACATAAGAGCGTTTGCAAGGCCCCACCTAAGCCACTCGGACACCCGACCTTATTATATAAAGACACCCTTATCTATCCAACTTACAGGTGTTATGGCTGTCCTCATTGCTGAGTTAGGAATAAACTGTCTTGCTCCCCTTCGTGATGGGTTTTACCGACCTTAGTAGTCAACTAGAAGGTAATATATATACAAACCTTCAACTCTTCCCTATGGTTATCATACCATTTCTCATCGTATGGGACATACTATCTGATGATTAGTCAGAACGTGTAGTCAGAACAGGATTCGAACCTGCAATCTTCCTTGTTAGGAGCTCTGCCAATTGAGTTACCTGACTATGTTACTACCAGCTCTTCGGCATTCTACTCCCCGCAACACGGAATTGTATCTTACTTAGCCCATCGTCAGCGGTATGGGTACCGAAGTTCACTAATAGTTTGAGGTTGAGAACCTCTGTGTTGTAAGCATATTGTTACTTTTAACAACTTCCTTTTTTATCAATACCTCCTTTCTCAAGGGAACAACACCGTAAAAGACACACCCTGGGACGCTGGTCAATGGGTAGCGTAGTGTGTACTTTAGTAGTCAGGGCCGGACTCGAACCGGATAAGTAACCTTACTTCTAATGGAATCTACAAGTGTCGAGAACCACTAGCTCTATGGATTTGGGACCGTCCCTCATTACACCCACCTGACTATTTTTTTAATCTCTCAAAGAACTTCAACAAATATACATCAACTTTCTTATTCTGCCAAATCTTTTTCCACATCTTCATACCATTCTTCAACCGCAAAGATTAATTGAATAAACTCACTTCCATCAGCGTCCGATTCATATTTTACGTGAAACCCACCTGTTGATACATCTGTTTTTTCTTTAAACGACATTTTTAACAATCGTCTTGCCTGTTTTCTCAATTCAGGTACAGTAGGGATACCTTCTTCAGCATCCTGCCACTCCCAATTTAATAATTCCATTACTTGGCGGACTTGTTCAAACTTGAAGTTGTCCATTATTCCGTCAATTGCGTCTTGTTGTTTCTGTGTCATATTATTTATCTAAATCTTTATCGTTATCCATCAACTCAATAAGAGCCTCCTTTTGTTTCTCTTTCTTCACCATCTCAATCATCTTCTTAATTACCTCAATGTTTCCCTCTCTCTTATCTTTGAAGAAATCAAAATACATCGGTCCAAACTTCCAACTCTTAATATAATAATCAAATCCCAAAATCTCATTCGGTGTGGTGTCAGTTTTAACATCCACAAAGTATGAATACTTCTCTTCAAACCATCTGAACACCTGTGAGAATGTTGGTGCTGAAACAAAAGTAAAATCTTTATTAAAGTCAATAGGTTCAACAAATAGTTGTGGTTTACTCAGATTTTTTCTTGTACCCTTAGTGTAAGCGAAATAACAAGGTTCATCAAATTCAATTTTTTTGAGTTCTAATGATTGTTCGTATGTTACAAATTCTTTTTCCATAATACAAAGATAAGACAAGTTTATTAATAAAACAAAAAAAGTTGTCCCGTCTGGACTCGAACCAGCATTTTTAGAATCAAAATCTAACATCCTGCCTTTAGATGAAGGGACAATATGGAGCGTAGTGGGGCTGCAGTCCCCTGAGGCACCTACGCAAGTTACTCCTCTTTGGCGGTCTATGAGGGAATCGAACCCTCATCCTCCGATAGACAGTCGGATATCGTAGCCTTTGGACCAATAGACCGTATATGGAGCGGGTGGGGGTAGTCGAAACCCCGTCTTCACTTTGGAAGAGTGACATAATGAGCCGTTATACGACACCCGCTTATAAAAAAACCCATCTTCGTCGGATTAACGGACCGACTGCCATATCGGAGGTGGGGGTTGTCCTGTTAATTCAGGACCTCGTGGTACCAGGTGGATTCGAACCACCGACACAAGGATTTTCAGTCCTTTGCTCTACCAACTGAGCTATGGTACCATTATAGTCGGGATAACTGGACTCGAACCAGCGACCTACTGATTACAAATCAGTCGCTCTGACCTGCTGAGCTATGGAGGCTTATTTCATTACTTTATAATTTGAAAATTCTAATATTTTAATACACCATTCAATTAACTCTTCAGGTGTTAAATCACCTTTCATTTTATTAACAATAGGATGTGTGATACCTAAATTATCAATAGAGTTATTCCCTCCACGGCTAACGGGTACTATGTGGTCTAATTGATAATCACCTTCAAATAAATTTATATTAATACCCGTTAAATAACATATTGTATTTTCATTAAATTTTTCTATAATATCTAACCAAGTAAAATTTAAGTCATAATCTTTATTAACCCGACCTTTAATACCGTTGTCTCGTTTATTGAATTTTCTAACGGATTCTTTTTTATATCTTAACTTCCGATATTTGAATCTTTCCAACTTTTCAACTATTTTATTTTCCCTTCTTTTTTTTGTTCTGTTTTTTGTTTTTTCTTTTTGACCATTACCACAATGATATGATATTGTAGATTTAGAACATCCTAAAATTTTTTGTATTTCTCTATAAGATTTCCCCTCATTTCTTAATTCTAAAATTTTTTCTTTCATAATTTTGTTTTATTATAAATAGTTCGAAACAAACAAAAATAATCGAACACTTGCACTCCTGGAGAATTTCGAAATCCCGACACCTTCTTTTGGAGAGAAGTGCTCTACCCCTGAGCTACAGACGTGTATTTTTCCAATATGTCAAAGAACCAAAAAAAAACCCTGAACTTTTTGTAGTCCAGGGTCTCTTTATATATATGATGATACGATTACATCTTATTAAGAACCCTGAACTTACGGCAATCCTGCCCCTTAATCGTAAACCATGATTGGCCCACGTTTGTCGGGAGATTACTTACGTTATGTGTTGAGTTCTGTTTCATTGTTTCTTATTAAATATCAATTGTTTTACAAAAGTACTATAAATTTCTTGTTATGTCAAGTTTTTTTCATTTTAGTTTCAAATTTTAAATAAAATTATTACTATTTACCTAATATGAAATACATTATAGGAGAAGATAGAATGTCCGAGATTATCCACCGAGTTCTTGTTATGGAATTCAAAGGGTTTGACGATATATACTATGATTGGGCCGACTTTAATTGTGGTATGGGTGTTTGTTGTGACCCTTATGCCGTTGGGTTTGTTCTCCCTAATACAAACCACGATGATTATCTGTTTAAATTGATTGAGGACAAGTACTATGATGGTAATGGTAATTATGGTGAGGAACTTACAGGTGAACTACCTGAAATTTGTGAAGAAAGTCCTAACGTTAGAGACCCTCGCCTTGACACTTATATATTCTATGATGTGTTTGCAGAAAAAATGGAAATGTATTTGGGGCCATCTTATAATTGGGAACAGGGATTATTATATTTTTTAAATAAAACTTATTACACTAACGCGACTAATATACTAATTATCTAATATGAACACTAGTGAATTACAACTAAAAAGATTAATGGACAATGTTGTTAAAATATTACCCGTAATTGACGCAGACGGTATAACATTGCGTTCAACAGGTAAATATAAAAAATCAGTTTATTACAAACAAATACCTGTCTACACAATAGACAACCCTAAAAACTTACCGTATACCAAAGAAGCTCTGTCAGGTTACGTTGATGAAGAAATACATTCGTTAAAAAAGTTTTTTCCTGAAGTTACCGTCGCCTCACAATTTTTATATTATTTAGATTGCGATGGTTTATATATCCCACAAAAAACTTTAAATGAAATTAGTAGTTGTCTTGTAGGAAAACCATTTAAATTAAATACTCAATATCTTATGAAAGAAATAACTATTGAAGGGTATTTTGCTAAAGACTTTTATTTTGAAATTGATGGTGAAATGGTTGTTATAGAAGTTAATTTATTAGTAAAATCTATGGAAATAACATTAAATGGCGAAGTTTACGATGACTTTAACGATAACCTTGAAGAGGATGAAATATATGATATACTTCATGATAGGTTTGACCAAGATATTGATGAACTCATGTGGCAATGTCTAACTGATGATATAAAACACAACAAATCTTTTGTTGATTTTAACTGGATGGGATGGATGGTAAATACTAACTATATGTTACCTCAATCCTGAATAATAAGTGTTTCTAAATCCACAACAACACCAGTCTTATAGGTAATTTCTTCTGTGAAAATTTCATCAATAATTTCCTTCACTTCACTTTCAATTTCAAATCCAATAGATTGGTCGTTAAGAGCTTGTTTTAAATCACGAACTCCTTCACCTGTCATTATTAAATCCACCTCACCACCCGGTAAAATATAAACATCTACTTTAAAATATTCTCCATCTTCTTGGTCTATTATTTTAGCTTTGAAATCAAAACTGTATCCACCTGAAAAGTTATATCGGTCTGTTTTGAAGGTTTTCTGTAATAGTTCTTCAGTCAATTTAACCGATTGTTCCCTACCCAAGAAATCCCTTAATAATTCAATCAGAGTATTAAAGTCTCTTTCCCACATATCAACTTCAAAGAAATCCATAATCATATTATCAATATGTGGTTGTTCACCTCTACTAACTTGTTTCTCAAACAATTTCTTAATCAAATTTTTAAAATTTGGTTTATACAACTCTTCCTTCAAAAATTTATTTTGTTCCTCTGTTATTAGGTATTTCATATTACATAAATATTACCCTTCCAAAAAAAATAACACCTTTTCTTTAACCCCAAGTTGTTTGATACCCTCATTGTTCAAAGGTGTTAAGACAAAGTTATCCAATCCCCACTCGTGTTCATATTCCATTGAGTAACGTAGTCCAGTCTTTCCCATCTCCAAATCATCAATCGCAACCCAATGTGTTACCTCAGGATGGTTTGATAACCAATCTTGGATTTCAGTACTTCTTGTACCTTCCAAATCCCAATTACGATGCCAAGTAACTCTTGACCCATCAAGTAAAGTATCTGTAAAATCAATTGGTCGTTTGGTGATACCATGTTTTTCGTAGTAATCACCCATCTCTTCAACATTAGCCCAACGTTTCCAATCAGAAGACACAACGATTTCAGCGCCTGTCTTTTCCAAGATTTCATTTAATACCTTGATTGCCTTCTTGTCAAAGTTATCAAAGCGAGCATCAACAGGTAAAGTCATCACATCTTGACTTAACTTCTTTTTCGCCTTTTGTTGTTTTTTTAATCGTGACCCCCAGTTACCTGATAAACAGATAACTCCATCGTGGTCTAAAAAAATGACTTTCATATTATTTCTTTTTGGAGAATTTCTCTCGGTTTGTTTCTTTTTTAACTGGGTCGTATTTGTATTTGATATCAACAGATATCGGGCCGTTCTTGAACCTATCCAAATCATAAGTCCAAACAGCGATGGTATCTTCCGTTTCGTAGGTTCTTGTAAATTTAGTTTTGTCGCTCATGATTTTACAAATATACGAATATTTATAATAAAAACAAAATTATGTTTAGAATTACAGAACAAGAAAACAAAAAAATACGTAAAATGTATGGTTTAATATCAGAATCTACAGAATCTGATTGTAACAATAATCAAATAGAATTTAAAGAGTTTAGAGTATGGTGTGCAATGGGAAAAAGATGCACAAATAGTGGTTATAAAATCAAACCTGTCGTATCAGGACAACCCGACAATATATGTGAGGACAAAGAATTAATTAGAGCATATAGTGATACTAAACTATATGACGAATTTAAAATTTACATGGGACGTTAATTATTCTTTATCTTCCAAATTAATTAATGGAACAAAATCTTTTGATGGGGCAAATTCAAAGTTATCTACAACGACAGGCATATCAATACTAAAAAATTTAAGAAATTCTTGAATATCATTATCAATTTGAACACTAAACTCATACCATTGTTTATTAACATGGTCTCTTCCGGTCATCTTTTGTTTATTACCAAAAGCACATAAGTAATAATTAACCATACCTTCACCATTAACCAACTTAACCGAAACAAAAAGATGGTCTTTCATCTCACCAATACTTCTTAACTGAGCCACTTTATCAATCTGAAATTGATAGTAAGCCTTCATAGGTTTTTCACTGAAACTAACACGATGGTCGTAAACAAAAGTTTTACCCTCAATGAATTTATTTATCCCGTTAAGTTCTTTATTCATCGTCTAACACCAGGTTTAGCATTACCTCTCTGTGGTTCATTATTTCTATGATAATGAGTTACATTTGGTTTAGGAATATTAATAGTTGGTGAAGGGTTATTGTGTTGTGGTGGAGGTGGTGGTAACGGTAGTGTCGTCTGTTGATAGTTATACGTTGGGTAATAATTGTTGTTTCTATTATAGTAGTTATAGTCAGAATAGTTGTTGTAAAACGTTGGGGGTAATACAGTTCTATTACCATAGTAATCCTCACTTGATACTGGTCTTTCCTTAGGTTCGTGATGTGTCACCCAAAACTCTTCCGTTCCATTCCAATACATCTCATCATCTTCAGGTCTTGTTCTGTCGTCAGTTAGATTTTCAAAACTAGCACAAGATGTGAATAGTAAGATAAAAAATAATATATTAATATTTTTCAATTCCATAGACACGCCCTAGATTTCTTTTTAATTTTTTACCAGCTTTATTAATTCTTGGTTCATACATTTTAAACAAATCGTAAATACTATTTGTTTTCTCTATATCCCTTGGTACTGGTTTATTATTTTGTTTAGCAATTTGTCTATACTGTTTCATATAGAACTTATGTAAATTACTTAAATGATAAACAAGAGTATCCTCACCACTTCTCTGTTTGATAACATCAACCAACCCATCAAAGAACTGGTCAGCATTAAACTTTTCCATTTTATCTGCAGTAATCCAATAAGGTGATTTTGTAAAATCTTCAGGTGTCATCTTAAATGATTTTGAATATGCTTCTTGAGACATAGCATTCAATTCATATGGTTCCGAATAATAAACCAAATCTAAAAATGATGAGTAATATGCAAAAATTTTCTTAGGGACATTTGGATTAATTCCACCAGCAAATGTTTTTGTTAAATCAACCTCACCCTTACCTGTTGACTCCCATCTTTTGTAAAACTCATATAGATGTAACATTTCGTGAGTAATACTATCTCTTAAATCGTCAATCAAATCATCAATATCTTTAGGTTCAAATGTAGGGGTGATTAAAACTTCAACTTCCATTTTACCTATAATAGTTTTATTAATTTCTTTCAGTATTTTTTCAGGTATTTCAAGTGACGGAAGTTTCATATAAGATTCACCCTGTGATTCTTTTTTAATTTGATACATCGCTCCACCTGTTCTAAACTTAGCATTACCAGTAGGTTTTTTCACATAACCAAATTTAATTTCAATATCTAAACCTTCAACTGGAAACTCTATAAACGAATCGGGTTCTGATTTAACAACTTGTTTCATTGTATAGTAATCTAAATTGATTGTCTCCGAATCATTTTTACGTTTGAATGTCATGTCTTCAACAATTGGTGTAACCTCATTAAGGACAATATTAATAAAAGGGATTGTCGCACGACTAACACCCAAATCTTCATTTAACATTTGTTTATATTGTTCTTCGGTAATTACTACTTTCATTATAACAATGTATTAACTAAATTTTTAAATTCTTCTTTATTTTTTTGTATCCAATTTAAAATATCAGGTCTAATTTTTCCACCATAAGGGCCAAAAATCTTAGCAACTTCTATATCTTTTTGAGTCACTTCAATATATTCTTTATATTCTTCCGGTGTTACTTTTGCTTTAATAATATCAAAAGAATTTCCTTCATTAATAAAAACATCAGAAGATACTCTTAACTCATTGGAATTTAATTTTCTTGGTTTTTTTATATTATTAGCATCTGAAAATAATTCTACAGCATTTTCTTTTGTTAAATAATATGTTTTTAATCTATCAGCAGAATCAAATGTAATACATGTAATATCAACAAGTATCTTTCTTAAAATTTCTTTTTTATACTCCGTAATCTCGTCATCATTAATCAAAAATAGATTAGTTCCTGTTATTTCAGGTCGGTTGTTTAATAAGACATTTTTAATTGTTGCAATAGCATCCGCACCTAAACTATTTAAAGCATTTGTAAAACCTCCTATTGACGGACTTTCTTGACTATCATTTAAAAATTTTTGTTCAACTTGTCCTTGTCTAATTTCGTAATCCCATACACCACTTTTACTTTCATTAAGAACCCCCCCAAATAAACCAGACATCAATCCTTCAATCGCGTGTCCTCTTATCTCTTTATACTTAACGACACGATTAATATAATCTTTAAACCTCATTCGGTTAACCACATCAAAAGTATTTAAATCAACATTTTCCCCCCATTCAAAATTTAAATTGCGACTTTTTAAAATCTCTTGAATAACAAAGGTCGCCTCCTGTTTAACAATAGGAATAGGATTGTATAGGTAAAATTTATTTTTAACCTCTTCAGTTATAATTTTTTTCTTTTTCATTACTTACCAATAACAATATCATTGTAGTTTAAAGTTTCCATACCTTTCATACCATCAACCACTTCGTCATACATATAAGCTTTAACTACTGAGGTAATTGATTGTTCCGCTTGAGCAATTTTAGATTCCATCCAATCATCCAACTGTTCATCATCTTCCATAATCTCCCACATTTGTAATGCCAAAGTACCAAGGGCAAATAACTGTTGTTTTGCCATATAGTTTCCATCTTTATCTTCAGTAATTGATTTAACGTCTTCCGACAAAGTATTTTTCAATTTCTTCAATTGTTCCTTAGTTATAATAATTTTAGACATAGTAATAGTTTTATATATAAATACAAATAAAAAGAAAAAAGGGAACACTAATGTTCCCTTTTGAGCCCAACCCGGAAGTCGGTCCACCACTTTGTCTAACAAAGACTATTTAACCTCACCTACTTTAGCCAATACTTGGTCAGAAAAAGTCATTACCTCATTTTCTGTTGTTATCAAACACTCACTCAAAATCTTGAACGGGATTTGAATTAATGTATCTGTAACATTATAATATCTGAATGATGTCTTATTATCAATCGCATCATTAACAAGTTTTAAAAACAATTTAGTTTGAACCATGTCTGAAAAAGACATAGACAAGATTTTACCAAATATTTCGTGTTGAATGATTAATGTTGTTTGTTTCATATCACAAATATAGTCAGACTATTCCTTATTTCCAAACTTTTTAAAATAAAAATCAATAGTTCTATCTAACCCTTCGTCAAAATTAACTTTAGGTCCCCACCCGATTTGTTGTTTTGCCTTGCTTGAATCAATAGAGTATCTAAAGTCATGTCCTTTTCTATCTTCAACAAATGTAATTAAGTCCTGTGAGTTCTGTTCCCATTGTTTAAGGTTATCAATCTTATCACAAATCAATCTAACAAGTCTTATGTTATTTAGTTCATTACCACCACCGATACAATAGGTTTCACCTACCTTACCTTTGTGGAATATCATATCAATAGCATCCACATGGTCCTGAACATACAACCAGTCTCTCACATTCTGTCCGTTACCATAAACTGGTATTGGTTCCCCATTAAGGATACTCTTAATGATTGTTGGGATTAATTTTTCTTGGTGTTGGTTTGGTCCAAAGTTGTTTGAGCAATTTGATATCACAACTGGTAATCCGTAAGTGTGATGATACGCTCTAACGAAATGGTCGGATGATGCCTTTGATGCTGAGTAAGGACTTCTTGGGTCATAAGCAGTTTTTTCATCAAAAGACCCCACCGCACCTAAATGTCCGAAAACCTCATCAGTTGATATGTGATAGAATAATTTAATACCATACTTAATTGAAGCATCCAACAAATTCAACGTTCCAATAATATTTGTTTGAACAAACTCCATCGGATTTAATATTGAGTTATCAACATGTGATTCAGCTGCGAAGTGTATTACCGAGTCAAACTTGTAATTTTCAAATAACTTAAATAATCTTTCTCGTTCAGTAATACTGAATTTGATTATTCTAGAACTTCTAACATCTTCAATGTTATCTTCATCCGCAGCATATGTCTCACTATCAAGGATGACTAAATTATAGTTAGGATATTTCTTTTTAAAGGTATTATAAAAATTAGAACCAATAAAACCCAATCCACCAGTTATTAATATATTCATTTCTCTATTTCTATTTTAAATTCAATTTTATTTTTACTAAAGTTTTCTTTAATGATAGAGTTCCAACTCAATTCTGTTATGAATTTTTTGAACTCTTCGTCTTTAATTTTCTTAATATAAGAAAGTAATTCTTGTTCGGTACAATTTGGGTTAACATCCATAAATTGTTTTATAATTGGAAATTTGTCCAAGTCAATTTCCTCAAATTCCCGAATACCTTCGTATTGGTGTTTTTCAACCATTCCCATTTTAATTTTCATATTCAATATAAAAATTATAATTACCCATGTTTTATGTTTTTTTTGTTTAAGTAATAATAGAATAATTGAATTGTATAATCAACACATTAATCAAAAACCCCCTTTTTCAAGGGGGCTTAGATTATTTAAGTAAGTTGTAATATTCTTTAAAATGTTTTATTCTGTCATTAAGGCCCAAAATTCCACCATTTACTCTCTTTGTTACTGCCGTGACAGTTGCTTCGTCAGCACCTTTATCACAGATTGACCAAAGTTTATTTGAATCAAAGAAGAATGCCGCAGAAGCCAAAGGATATTTGGTAGCAACTAAATCAGGATTAGATACTGTATCTTCACCAATGAATTTAGCGAAGTTTGTATAGTTTTGTTTACCTGTTAATTGGATATAACCTCTTCCACGGAATTTAAAACCTTCACCTGTCGATTCATCTCCATTACCCATTCTTCCACCATAAACACGTGAAGCAATCTTTTCAGGTTGTTTAGCATATGACTCGTTCAAGTTACCAGGGAAATACTTACCGAAGATTTTCTTAAGTCCGTCAGCAGAATAGTTAAGGTTTTCAGAAACAGCTTTAAACCCACCTGACTCGTGACCACACTGAGCCAAGAAATGAGCCAATCTTAATGGATTAGTGATATTGAATTTTTTAGCGGTGTCAGGGATTTGAGCAATTACTGCGTCAGGAACATGTCCTTTTAGATTTTGTAATTTAAACTCAGAACTTGTCGGGATAACAACATCTTCTTTAACCACTTGAACTGGTTGAGTTGATGAGAACATCTTAGACCAAGTACCATCACCAACGATACCGTCAGCAGTTAGTCCGTTGGCCGATTGCCATTCTTTAACCAGTTTTTCTGTGCCAGGACCGAAACTTCCGTCAGCTGTGGTACCTAATTTTGCTTGGAGTTTTTTAACGTCTTCTCCTTTTGACCCAACTTTTAGTAACATAATTTATAATTTATTATAAATATGTTTGAAGTTAGGAAATTAAACGATTACAATCCAAGTTAAGAGTGAAGCAAATACAAAAAAGAACAAAACCCCAATCCATATAACACCAGATTTAAAATTTTTATTATTCTTTTTTTTATAATAAAATTTTCTAACTTCCTCACCTAACTCGTAATTGTTAAGATATTTCTTAACCAATTCTTCAATATCTTGTGGTATCATAATTACTTTTTTGTATAAATATAAAAATGTTCACCAATATCTACAGTGTATCTTTCCATAAACTTACCCTGACAAGCCTCCTTAAGTTTTGGTGTTAACGCAAAATGTTCATCCTCATCCAAAGTAGGTTGAAGTCTAATCTCATACTCCATCTTATATGGTAGTTCCTTTTGTTTCACCACCGCCCATGATGGTAATACCTCTTTAAGATTTTCTAATATTGTCATAGTTTATAAGTATCTATAAATAAAAAAACCTGTCAATTGACAGGTCAAATTAGAAAAGCCTGAGATTATAGCTTATGTTAAGAAACTTTTAAAGGATTATTGTTTCCCTTCGTATCCACCACCTTTTGGGTAGTATTTCTTAGTGACGGTATTTTAGGTGTACCACTCCTTGAGGTTTGAATTACTCTATCAATACTTAACTCTTTCCGAGGTTGCCACTCCAGTTCGTCCTTGCGGGACTAAAGGTTTTTCTTAACAATACACATTGACTTGGGGTCTCTGTATGCAATGAACGGCTCATTACTATGTAGTCACCTTTCACTCAAACCTGATGGACACTTTTCCTTTGTTATTTTGTAATAATTTTAGGTTTGTGTTGTAGATGTGTCAGAGTAGTGGTCCAACGTAAGCTCCGTCTCCTTTTGAGAAACGAAATACTAAACTACTCCGTGAAGTGTCCCCACCTCCATATTCCAAGATTACTTCATAAAGAGACCTTGGTAGGTCTTCCTTAGGGATAGTAGCGACACCACTCGTTCTCTATCTTACCTTTCGGTTTTAAGTCCTCTATCATATTGGGACCCGCAATTGTGTAACTGGATAGCCACATTTCTTACAGAGTTCCTATGGGTTATTCTTATCGTTCTTCCGAACTCAACCTGACAATCTACTTTGCCAGGTCACCCTACCATTTTCCCTACGAAGTTATCCTCGGTACTTACGGTGTGGTGATATCCCACTTGTGTACTTGAGCTCCATTCCTGAAGCCGCAGTCTCCTCAACACGAGGGAAACCACTTTATCCTACTTTCGTAGTTTATTTAAGGACCATACACGGCCCATTATCATTTATTAGTTATCATCATCCCGAAGGATTACTTTCACCAAATGGATAATCTTTTTGTTTCAAAGAACGTTTCGGACATTTCCGATTTGTTTTACAAACTTACGACTTTTTTTTCAATCTGTCAAGTAATTTGTTTTATTTTTTTTGAGACTTGTATCTTAATCGTTTCCTCTCTCAAATCTTTTACAAACTTACGGCGAATATTCCGTAGTGTCAAATAAATATATCAAAAAAATCAAAAATTTAACACATCAGTTAAAACTTCCTTAATGCCCGATGACATAGTAAGTCCTTTAATCTCATCTAAAGTCATATAATCACATTCAGTATGTTCAAAACCATCTACAGCATTCTCTAAATCAGGAATGATTTCAGTATCAGTTTTAAAAATAAAAACATGTAAAATACTTTTTATATTTCCTAACTTATTATAACGATTAATCCTAACTAAAGGTTTAATAACACCATCAACTGAAACACCCATCTCCTCATAGAACTCTCTATACGCAGCATCTTTGGGGTCTTCACCCTCATCTATACCACCCATAGGTATTGCCCACTTTGA